TATGCGCCTTTATGAATTACAGAACTTCATCAATGGAGTGCGCGATGGGAGGCAACAAGAATGAATTGTAAAGAGTGGTTGAAATGTACCTTGTCATATATTGTTAAATGTCCATACTGTAAACAGCAACCATGTAGATTAATTCAGAAAGAGTGATAGAGAATCAATAAAAGATTAAGTCAGCCAGTGGGCCAATGCCCCAAGTTGCAGGATTCAATCTAATGACTCCTTGAATCATCAAAGCCTCTCCCGCGATTATTCCAAGCACGCGCTCTTTGAATCCTAAATCCGACCACGGATTGATTGCCGCTGTCCACATTGCAGCACCGGCTCCATAATCAGCGATGCCACGTTGCATTGATTTCACCATCCCAGTACCTTCAAAGTTATGTTGTTGAGTCCATTGATATTGAGAATCATGATACATGGCTATTTTGTCCAAGTCGTTGCGCGCTTTGATTCCAGCCTTCCTCTTTTGAGTATAGGGCGTACCAGCCCCTAGATATTCATACTCTCCAAATATACCCCAGTTATGCGTTGGTAATTGTGAAACCGGAGTTGCCACACCCTGAAGGAATGGTGGTTGCATCAAAAGCAACTGCTTTTCATAATTGTTGGAGTTCATAGGAACGCCTCAAGCGATTGAGATAAACAAACTCCGGTTCAGCAGTTGCAATTCCTTGCGCAACATATCTAAGCACTGGAAACTCTATTGCGTTTGAGGCATTACCGGGGAATGGACCGGGCTGACATACTCTTGTAACGTATAGTGTGCCTGACGCGGTAGGCTGCCCACTGCCAGTAGACCAAGAGTCACAGTTGATTAGTTCTGAAGGAGTGGTAGTTGATTGGATCCAAGAAGAACCTTGGCCCAGTTTGATAGTCATGTAGTCACTAACATCGGATGGGAAGCCAGCCGAGAGCAAATCACTAGTAACCTGTAATGGAACATCGGTAACGAATACCCAATCGCGAGCCAGTAATCCACCAGCCGCAGGGATTGGGCCAGTGGGAATGTAAGGTCCATCGCGCTGAATGTATTGATTACTGAAGAATGCAGTTAGTCCTTCTTTGGTCCACCCTGAAATGTCGATTTGACTTTGATAGACAAAGGCAGCCAATGAACCTCCTCCAGTGGGAGCAAAAGAAGTGTAAGGACTTGGAGCCGTTTCATCCCATGAAGTGTTGTTGTAAAAGTCAACGGTTAATCCGGGTATGTAGTCTACAATGTTGAACGGTTTATCTTCCATAAGATCACTTCATTGATTTTCGCGCTGCAGCACCAGCTCTTTTGAATCCGTCTTTCACCCATCCGCCAGACTTCTTCTTGAACCGGGGTGCTACTTTTTTGAATGCTCTAGAGTAAGCCTTGTTATACGCAGACGGTTGCCTTTTTCGCTTAGGTACTTTGACCGCGCTTGTAGGCTTCGACGTGCCCATATCGACGCTAATATCTCTTTGAGCAGTCCCAAGAGCAGCCCGATACCCAGCATCATAGCCACGTTCCCAGTCCGCAGACATAGGCCTCAAGCCTCTGCTGTGCTCTGTATTGCAATTGCCATCCAGTTCTTTGAGGAGAGTTTGACTACTCTTGCACGGATTCGGCAGGTGACTCTTAGATTTCCTGCTGCTACTGCTGAATTATCATTGCCAGCAACGACGTAGAGTGTATCATTTACGCAAAGAAACATGTCACTCAAGTTGCTAGGTCCGAAGTTATCGGGGTATAAGTCGGCTTGGTGAGAGACGATGTTGTTTGCTTGGTCAATATTCAAAGCACCGGAGGCGACTAGGGATTGAGAATCGGCTTGAACCAAGAGAGTTCCGGGGTTCAAGTCAGTAAGTTGCATTGAGATCGATCCATTTGCAGCAAGGAAACCGCCGGCATATTGTGAAAAAGTTCCGCTATCTTGTACGATCCAATCTACTTGATCTATCGCAATTGCTTGACCAGTTGGAACGTTGACGTATGAAGATAGATCAACAGTTCCTTGAAACCTGCTTCCAAATGGAGAAGCAGCAGGTATAGTCACAGTTTCAGTCAGGTAAAAGGAGCCAGTCATCGCGGTTGCCATGTCACCCTCCAATCAAAGTCGGTGTATAAATTACACCGTCAGCACTCAACCCCTATCCTTTGAGCGAAGCGAACATCAGACTTTTAGTCAACCACCTCGCCCGACAGCATACTGTCGACCGTGGAAACGCCGTTGAATCCAGTCATTTTCCCTCGAAATAGAGTGGAATCGAAGATTCCGACCCTTTTTTTTAGAATATATATATATAGACAAACCTCTTCGGCTTGTTTATGGCCAATAATAAGCACAAAATGGTTACACTAAGCGCGGATACACACAAGATTGCCTCCAAGATGGACAACTTTTCGGGGTGGATGCGCGCTAGAATACGACAATTCGATGAAGGAGTGGACCTTGTAGCCCTTGAAATGGCCAAAGATTACCTTCGATTACAGATTAAGAACCTAACAAAGGTAATTAATTCACAACCACACCCTGAAGTGATTGCGGATATTTGGCAACAATGGAATGAATTGATGTCTCAAAAGACGTTGGAGGACTTTTGATGCATGATGTACAAGCAGTATTTGATGCTATCATCGAATACATTGGAATATTAGAGGAACAGTTGCAGCAAGTAGATCCCAATCTGGATTGGAAAGAGATCAATAAAACGTATCAACCTAATATGCGCCTTTATGAATTACAGAACTTCATCAATGGAGTGCGCGATGGGAGGCAACAAGAATGAATTGTAAAGAGTGGTTGAAATGTACCTTGTCATATATTGTTAAATGTCCATACTGTAAACAGC